CCGGAAACCCTTGCTCTAAGTGGCATTACCTTCACATCTGAAGTAACCGGAAACCCTTGCTCTAACATGACAGCCTGGACACGAGCCAAATCAACATGGGCATACTTCCCAGAAAGGGCAACAAGAGAATCATCACCAAGATACACTGGTCTAGCACCTTCCAAAAAATCGCTAACTGAAATATCTAACGCGACACTATACGCTTTACTCCACAACAACATCTGCATGACTATATTAATAATCGTGGTCAAAAAAGAACCTGAAGGATGCATCTTATCAGCCGAGAAAACAGTCTTCTGATAAATGAAGAGAAAACAAGCAAGTCTCCTCATCAATTGATACCTGACAAGATCATCAGGACCTAACTCAGGAAAATCAACATCCACTTTTCGCTTCTTACTTGCCACCTCATACCCTCTAATTTCAAACAAATACAACAAAACAGCCATCAAATCTGAATAAGACACATGCATGTCCATTGACTCAAAATCAGCAGCAACCACAACAGTATCTGGCCCCAACTCCTTCATATAATCATGTATAGTTCCAAACATCGCGGGGCTTATACCCAGAGCCGAATGAAAGCGCAAATTGCTATTCGTAAAGTTATGTGAAATGTCAAAGAAAAACATCCTTTGCAACAAAAACTCGACAATGGCGTTAGCCGCAAACAATCGTGTCTTTACAAACACCTTTGCTAACTTAACGGGTTCATCTTTATTACACGCTTTACAAGCAGAAAACAACTCCTCAAAATCCTTCCACGCCCGTACATCAAAATTATCTGGACACAGCTTATTAACAGCCTCATAAAACACCTTCTCCAACTCCGGAGCCTCAATTAAACGACCATCCTCGTCACGCCAACACAAAGCAGACTTCGGACATCCATGCGGATAACCAGCAGATTTACTCCCATCTATAGGATTAAGGAATTCTCCACCCTGGATAGTCTCACGCAGAGACGGACGAGCTAACACCCTGAAACGAGGTTTAAAGAACACCCCATTCTCACGCGCAACAGCCATTAAATCATATGGTCGCTCTACATTCGTCGTCTCAATCATCTTCAATCTCGCAAAACTCTCTAAACACGGATTCCTCCACTGCACCCCGTCAAAATAAGGCATGACTTTCCCAACATCATAATTGGGCCTAATTTCCTTATAAAACCTACTCTGGACAATGGAACT